GTGCCCAGGCAGAAGGCGCCAGGCTGCTTGACGGCCACATCGACGTCCTGGAGGGCGATGATGCGGACGGTGCCAGCGGTTGCGCCGGCGTAGGGATCGACGGTCAGATCCAGGCCGGACCACATGCCCATGATCATCATGGAGAAGTCGCCGAACAGAGCATCGTTGTTGGCGAGCTGGTTGGACACGATTACGGGATAACCGTTAATCTCGTTGTCCTCGAACACAAACTGAGCGGTATTCGATGCCTTTTCGGTGGACTTCAGCGCACCGCGAGCGGAAGCGTTGATGATGTACCGCAGGCTGCCGGCGTCAGCGTTAGCTGCAGCAACCTCGGTCTCCATCGCGATGTACTCGTCGAAGGTTCCGTAACTGGTCAGCGTCACACCGCTGCCGATACCAGTGGTCAGCGTCAGGCCCTGGGGCTGATTGCTGGATCCAGTGCCATAGACACCAACGCGATCGATTTCAAGCGCGATCACACGAGTGAGATCGTTCCGAATCATGCCCTCAACATCGATCGAAGACTGCAGCAGCAGACGGCGGCTGTAGTCCACAAAGGCACCCACAGTCTTGGGTGTCATGTTCACCTGATCGATCGCCTGTTGGCTTTCGGTCGGGGAAGAATTTTCGCCGACCCAGTATGCGGTCGAAGCGGAAGTTTGCCTCGGGATGCTGATGTTGCCCTGCAGGCCGGTCAGCATCGTCACGCCGGCCTGGGCCAGTGCGAGGCGGTTGCGCAGCAGATCGATGAACGATCCAGCCAGCAGCTGATCTTCGACCAGGTTGCCACCGGCAGAAGGAGTGCCGACCACCAGGTCACGACGCAGCACTTCGTTCGGCACCACGATGCCGTTAGAAGAGCGCTCATATTTCTGAGCAGCGGCTTTGCCGACTTCAATTTCAAACTCAGCTTCACGACGAGCCTGAGCATCACCCTGGTTGGCCAGGTAGTTCAGAGCGCGAACGAAACTGAATCGACGGGTCTCCTTATCGGAGAGGCCAACATCGTTGGCATCGATGCGATGTTCCACAGGTTGTTTGCCGATTTTTTCGAGGAAAGCAGCACGCGCCTCATCAATCGACTTGCCGCCGTCGATCAGTTCACGAGCCAGTTCGGGGAGCTTATGACGCTCGCCGATTTGAGAGATGGTGGTGGCACGGTTACGCTCGGCCTCAACGGCCTCGGACCGGATCACCTCCAGGTCAGGAGTGTTGTCCATGACGGATTCAGTCATAGTGTTTGCAGGAGATGCGGCCGGGGCCGCTTGCTCGGTTTCGGAATCATCCAGAGAACGTCCGACGCCGACAGTGGGATCAGCTGGAATGCTGACCACACTGACTTCAAAAGGTGACCATCGGGTCGCCACGAAGTCATTTTCGCGTTCCTCCATCTTATCAATGGAGTACCCGAATGAAACGCCACGGAGAATGCCGTCGCGTACATCTGCAAGCACTTCTTGCGCTTGCTTGTTGCGCGAGAAGCGCACATTGACGTAACCGCGTTTTTTCTCACCATTGATCCATGCGCGTTCGACAACGCCGATAATGCGGTCAGGATCGTGGTTAAAGAGCAGCGGTGCGCCATCGTTTAGCCGCTCAAGATTGGCAGCTTCCATTTCGTGGCTCAAGACTTCGTTGCCGAAGTAGCGAGCCACTGGATATTCGGAACTGAACGGAAATTCGATTGTCCGTTCGTCCAGCATGTTGAACTTCGTAGTCTCAACACGCTTGAATTTCGCGCCTTCAAGGTCGCGAACGTTGACTTCTTCCATTTCGCGTAGTGCTTCGATCTTCGTCAGTGTACTGAATTTATGACCAACTCTAGTATCAGTGCCCTCCCAGCCATCATCGCCTTGCCGATACACGCGAATCAATGCAGCTGGATCATCCTCACCGCCTTCAATACTGAAGCTTGAGTCAGGTACATCGATCGAGCCATCACGCACAATCCGCTCAATCTTGCCGCGAGCACGCCCGCCTGAGCTGTTCCAGGAGACGAAATCGCCAACCTTCAACTCATCCGGCTTAGCCCGATCGCCAGTCGCCTCCTCGAACTCCATCACCTCATAGTCACGTTCATCCAGCCATGCACGCGCCTCAGCAGCGGTGAACTTCGACAGCCGGAATCGGATCGCCTGTAGCTCAGCGCCATCCTCGCCTTCCTTGATGCCAAAGATGAAGTCCACCCCATCACCGCCGCCATCGTTGCGGCGACGAAACTCGTCATACTGATCAGGGTCACGCAGTCGAGCAGCGTGCTCGTTCGGATATGGCCTATCACCATCGCCCGTCACCATTGCTCGATCCATCCTTTCCACCAACGCATCAGCCCAGCTCTTGCCCGCATCACCGCCCCAAGCGGCCCATGCAACGCGGCCAGGTGACGGGTACCCATCCTCGCCAGAGTTGAACCCCTCAGCCTTCTTGTCTACCTCGTGCCTGGCGAACCAAGCGCTCATGGTCACGATAGTGTTATCACTCAGCTCATCGCCTGACAGGATCTGGCTGGCGCGGCGAGCAGCAACATCAGTGCCACCCTTATACCCCTCCTCCTTCCATGCGCGGTAACGGCGAGCTTCCTCGCGCATACTCTCAGTCGGCATAGCAGGCATTACTCAACAACCTCCATCGGTGATTTCGTGATGTCGCGATCAAGCTCAACATTAAGGCTGGCGGCTGTTTGTTGCTCTTGCGCGATCTGGGTCAAGTTGTCGTTGAAGTCCCCACCAAGCTTCGCAACGATTTGCGATTTTGTCATGTACCCCGCTTGCTCCATCTCACGGTAAGCCTTCGCTTCCTTCAATGGATCCACCCAATCCCAAGCACGCGCCATCCAACGCGGTGTGTCGTAGCGCTCGGGCCTTAGGTAATAATCCTCAAACGGCAGCTCGCCACTCAGCACCGCTAGATCCAGCCATTCGCGGAACACTCGCATATGGAAGTGTTCAATCATGTAAGTCTGAATCACCTTCCAATGCTCTCGGTCTTCCAAGAGACTCAATCTGCTGCTACTATAATTTGTGTCCGAAAAATCACGACTTAACGTTTCGTAGCTACAACCAAAACCGCTTGCAAATCTGCGCACCTTGTTGCGCACAAACATCTCGAACTGCTGATCCGGTGATCCGATGTCTGGAACCGTGACACCCTCGCCAGGCCCCAAATAGCGAAACATCCCTGGCTCAAACTCAGAAATCCGCCGATCTGCCTCGACCGCATCACCATCAAGCTCACCCTCGGGCGAGGTAACGAAACCCATGATCGATGCCGCCGCACGCGCACGGATCACTGCAGCCTCTTCGTAGCCCTGAAGCTGATGCGCATCAGCCATCACCGGATGGAACCACGGCACACCGCGATGCTGCTGCGGGCGTTCAGGCAGGAACAGATGGATCACGTCATCGGCAGGCAGGAACACATGCTTGCCCTCACGTTCCGGCGCAGCCTGGAACCAGTAATCGCCTGGGTGTCGCGTCAGGAACGCATACCGCACAGGCCGTCCCCACCTATCGACCTCGACACCCATGCGCCATTCGTTCCCAGCTGCAAGCGTCGGCCCCTGATACTCCTCATCCAGCACATCGGCTTCGAGCATCTCCAACGCCAATGGCACGCGACTGCCGCCAAACGGACGACGGATGATCCTGAACAACGCCTCACCTGACTCCGGCAAGGCACCGACAGCCAACCACTCCATCATGTGGAAGCTATGCCGTCCAGCAACATCGCAATGCTTCGCACGGCACCACGCGCTCCACTTCTCTTCGACCAGCCGATTCGCTTGCTCGTTCGGCTTCCGCGTCCGCACCTGCTGCACCTGCGACTGCAGCGTGATGCCCGACCCGACAACGTTGATCTGCGTCGTTCGCTTTGCTTGCTTGGCGTACGGATTGTTCCGCACCATCTCACGGCTGCGGTCACGCAACTTCCGCAAACTGGTGCGAATCTCGGCATCAGCGCTTGCTTGCGATGACAGCCAATCATTCGTCAAGCGCGAAATCATCGCGCCGGCATACCCTCGCTTCTGGCGGCGACGCGGGATCCGCTGCAGACCTAACCTTGCCAGAAATCTTGTACGGAATCCCATCAGCTTTGGTTGAACCGAACGAAAAGGTTATGCGGATCGCCAAGACCAGAAGCAATCAGCTTTGCCTTGTTCTCCTTCGCCACAATTGACTTTAGCCTTGATTCAAGCTCGATCAACTCAGAAAGATCGTAACGCTTTAGATTTCGATTGCCAATTCTGTACTCAGAAACAGCGCCACCGCTCACCAACTTGCGAATTGCAGCTTGCACTGCATCCAAGTCCTGCTGCGCCTGCGTACGTCCATCGAACGCGCTTGGCGTACCCGAATAGGCCAGCGATGGCTGCACTTCGATCTGCCCACGGCTGTATTCCAGCGTCGCGCCATCGCTCACCGCCGTCGCAACAGCCTGGAAGTACCAATTAGGGCTGGCGTCCATATTGGTTGTCACCGCACCAGACAACACAGTCTTCCAGCCGCTGTTATACGCAACCGCAGTTGCAGTAACACCCTCGCCAGCCGTGTTCAGCCTGAAGTAATACGTCAGCGTGTGCGTTGCGCTCGTAACCGCATTGCCAAATACATCAACAGTTTCGGCATCAGTCCACACCGCGTCCACGCCACTCGTTATGGAGGGTGGGATTGACATCGACAAAAAATATCACCTGATACGCCGAAGTCTAACTCCTACCACTGCTTCACGAAACTCCTTCC